AGAAAGAGAAGATTATCTGCCGCACAGGCTTTGAGATCAGATGAAGCATATAAAGTTCCTGTAGCTGGCAACACTGCTGGAAGCACAGGAGGAGGCCCAGTTCAACCCAATGTACCACCAGTGAGCACATATGGCAGTGGCTATGCATCTAACACTGATACAAAGGTGGGCACTACAGGTAACAGTGATGCAGTAGATGGTGCAAGAGTACAAAAGAAAGGTGCCAAACGCGAAAATATAATTGATGACAAACAACCTGGGCAAAACATTTTATATGATCTTGAACCAGCAACCTATGAATTTACTTTATCATCTGTATCTAATGAAGACTACAACACAGGACAGTTTGATAGATTGAGTGACACAAATGTTGTAATTAAAACCAGCGGACTAGGTAAAGAAGGCCTTGCACCAGGATCACAACTTAATCATCACATCAGAAATATGAGGCTGTCTAGTGTGGTTGGTCTCAATTCAAAAACTATTACATCTAATGTGCATAACATAGAGTTTACTGTGTTTGAACCTTACGGCACATCCTTGTTAAATGATTTACATGATGCCGCAGTGGCAGTTGGACACACAAATTATCTGCGTGGAATATATTTGCTTACTTTAAGGTTCCATGGATTTGATGATGATGGCAAACCTAACACACAATATGGACCAAAAAAATTCTTTCCTATGAAAATTGTAGATTGCCAATTTAATGTCACAGGTGGAGGAACAGAATACACATTTACAGCAGTACCTTACAATGCATTAACTTTAGAAGACACTGTCAACAAAATTACTCAACCTGTGAATCTTATAGGCGAAACTGTAGGAGAACTTCTGTTTGATTTACAAACACAACTTAATCAACAAGTGCAAGTAAAAGAAGATGGCAAAAATGGATACTTCATACGCATAGGTGATGGAGCGGCTACACAATCTGAATTAGCCCAAGAAATTTCAGCTGGTACCAAAGATGAAATACTTGTATTTGGTCCAGACACATCATTCCAAGCGGCAGTAATGTTTTCAGCAACAATTAATCATGATAAGTTTTCACAGTCTGCAAACAAGGTTGTCGAAGAACTTACACCAGAAGGTAAAATTAACAAAAATTTAGAGGCATATGGAGGTGTAGGAAAAATAGGTATAAAATTTCAAGACAAGTACACTATTAGAACTTACACATTCAACAGAGGTACATCAATCCTATCTATTATACAAGCTATAATTGATTCTAGTGATTACATTCTAAGGCAAACTGCAACTGAGGATGTCATGGGTATTGATGTAAATGCCAACGGTGACGTACCATGGTATAAGGTTGATTACAAAGTTTTTCAGATTGAAAGTGATGGTGGTCCACAGGCAAACAATTATTTTGTCATACGTCCATACTATGTAGATCAGTACAAAGCATTTCCTGAAACAGTAGGCGGTGTAAAATATAATATTAAAACTATTGCAAGAGAATATGATTATATTTTCACAGGAAAAAATAAAGACATACTTGATTTCGATATCAATTACAACTTTGCTTTTTTTGCCGCCACAGCCGCTCTCAAAGACAACTCACCAGGAGGCGACAACAACAGGGTTGAAAAAGGAAATGTTGTTACACAAAAATATGGCAAAGGCTCACAAACACAAAGAATTGATAAAGGTTTAGTACCGGTTGAATCAAAACCTTCTGATGTTGATGATAGAGGTTCTACACAAGGTGCTGAACGTGGTGATGTCACAGGATACAGAACTTCAAATATCATCAAAGAACAACTTTCAAATCCAACTGCAGATTTAATTAATTTAGAACTTACTATATTAGGAGACCCTTTTTATTTGGCACAAGAAGATTTCAATCCAAACATTTTGCCAGCAAGTGTAACTAACAGTTTTGAATTAGAAGATGGGTCAATTGACATGAACAAAGGCATGGTGTATCTAAAAATAAATTTCAAGACTCCAGTTGATATTGATGATGAGACAGGAAGATATACTGGATTGCAAGGCAAAGGCAAATATGATACATCATTTTTTAGTGGGTATTATCAGCTGATACAAATAGAAAACAATTTTGAAGAAGGTGTGTTTACTCAGAGATTAGTGCTTGTAAGATTGAGGCATCAAGAACCAGAACTTGTGCAAACTATTGAGAACACTACAGAAGAAGATTATGCAAAAGCATCAGGAGCCTTTGAAACAGGCACTACCACTGAAACAGAAAAAACAACAGAAGCCAAAATGAATAACAGTAACAATGCAGGATTTAACACAGCATTCAACAAGTTTGTACAGGCAGGTGCTTCTGGGTCAGGGAGAAACAATCCTGATAGTAAAAATTATGTTGGGCCAAGAAACAAGAATAATATAACTGCAGACAACAAAATTATAGGACAAAGCTAATGGCAACTGAAAAATTTACAAATAAACCACAACAAAGTTTTGTATCAGGTGGAGACAGAGTTGCCAGTCATGCTCTTTACATTGCGACAGTTAAAGCTACTGCTGATAATGAACGTATGGGCAGAATTAGAGTGTTTGTAAATGCATTTGATGGTGATCAAAATGATCCCAAAACATGGATTACTGTACGTTATCTTACTCCTTTTTATGGTGTAACACCATCTGAATTTGCAGTGCCCGGCACAAATGATTGGAGCAAGACGCAAAAATCATATGGCATGTGGATGCCGCCACCCGACATAGGTACAAGATGTGCTGTAATGTTTGAAGAAGGCGATCTCAGCCGTGGTTATGTAATTGGGTATCCATTAGACTTATACATGAATAACATGATTCCAGGCAATCCATCCAGCAGACTCAAAAGCATTGATGAAGACAGTGATGATTATGATCCTGAGTTGTTACAGCAAAAAATTGCAAACACGCCAGTTACAGAATACAACAAGGCAAATGAAGTTACAACACCAGACACCACACGCAAACCAGTACATCCATTTGTTGACACACTTATATCACAAGGACTTGCCAATGACAATGTGCGTGGCAACACCTCATCATCTGCAAGACGAGAATCACCATCACAAGTGTTTGGTATATCAACACCTGGCCCAATCGACTTTACAGGACAAATATCAAAAGATCCAAAAGTTGGAAATTTTCATGGCGCTATACAAGACAAAGATGGCAAAGTTATCAAAAGAGCTAATTCAAGACAAGGTGGACACACATTTGTCATGGATGATGGCACACCACAAGAAAATGTTAACAATGAAATTGTAGGCAACAAATCAAACGAACTGATTAGACTGCGTACACGCACAGGACATCAATTGGTGATGCATGATACAGAGGGATTAATATACATTGGGTCAGCATCTGGCAAAACTTGGCTTGAATTTACAAAAGACGGCAAGATTGATGTGTTTGCTGAAGATTCTGTTAGTGTGCATACTAAACAAGATTTTAATTTTAAAGCAGATAGAGATGTGAATATTGAAGCAGGCAGAAACATTAACATGAAAGCACAAGGAACAAAATCTGCAGAAGCAAATAGTTTCCATGACAAGCAATTAGACTCTGTTAGCACAGGTGCAATTAGATTCGAATCAGCCGCTGAACTGCACATGAAAGTTGGCGGAGAAGGCAAAATTGAAGTGCAGAATGATTTTGCAATGGAATCAGTTTTAGGAAATGTAGATTTGAGAGCATCACAAGTTGCTGAAACAGTCGATGATGTTGTGCGTCCAAGAAAGGATGTACGCATACATGCGACTGGAGATGTTGATATACTTGCAGGTAATTCTGCAAACAAAGATGATGGACTTACTTCTAACATTAATTTACAAGCAGTTACAGATGCTGATGCTGTAGTAGGAAACTTTAATCTAAAAACATCAGGTAAAGTGAATGTTGACAGCACCCTAGATACATCTTTGAAAAGTTCTGCAAAACTACAAGTGTCAAACACAGGCACAGATATAGATGGTGGCACAATCAATTTGAATTCTGGAACTGTGTCTATAACCACTGCTGGCGCAAGTGCAACCGCCGAACAAGCCTCAATCACTGCAATGATGACTCACAAAATGCAAGACACTGACACACAATTTGTGTTTCCTTATAGGAAAGACGCAAGGTCAGTCACTGCACAAGGTAAAACACTACAACTTGAATCCATAATGAAAAGAGTACCTGTGCATGAAGAGTGGCCTTTACATGAAGACAAAGCAAGATCTTTTGTTAATCCAGATCGAACAGACAGGGAATATCTTGAACCAATCAATGATGAAAAAGCAGGTAATGACCTGAGTACAAGGACTTAAATACAATATGCCAGCAATAACAAAAATAGGAGTCAGTGATATTTTAGGAGGTACCTTAGCAAATGGGCAAGTGTCTAATGTTAAAGTAAATGGAGCAGATATCAATGTGAAAGGCGATGGACCACACGCAGGACATGGCATAGGCATACATGCGGCACCTAATAGTACAAATCAAAGTTCAAGCACTGTTAAAGCAGGAGGTAAATTTGTTATTAGAGAAGGTGATCTGGCAGATTGTGCTCATCCGCACATAAATGGCTCTGGAAACGTAAACGCAGGATAGCATGGCAAAAGTTAAACTTACAAAAACTACAACATCAGATCCATTGACAACAACTGTGAATCGCCTCAAAACCTATGTTGGCTTTTCAACAGTCAACAGAGATTTTGATTCCAACACATTGTATGATTATGAACTTGCAAGAACAGACTTATTAAATGCTTTTTATATTAAAAAGGGCGAAAAACTTGAAAATCCTGATTACGGTACTATTATACATGACACTCTGTTTGAACCTTTCACAGGAGAAATAA